CTGCAGTAAAAATAATATTAAGAATAATTACGAGAAGGACTATCCATTTACCAAATTTAATCTTGTTCATATTATACATTCCTCCTTTTTTTATATATTTTCTCCTTATGTGCCTATTATTTAGACTCTATAAAGTAGGAGGCTTAACGTATGAATTAGACTGTAAAGATGATTATAAAATCAACTATGCAGCGGCAACTACAGCGCCATCTGCAGTTATAGGTTCAAATGTGAGATTGAAAGCAAGTACCCCACTATCAACCTGTTTTGCATCCTCAACGTCAATGGAAATATCAGTGCCATCTCCTATGACATAATCAAGAACTGCATCATAATATCTTTCCAGCATCAATGTAGGAGTTGCGTCGTTCCATATTTCTCCAGCTATAAGATCTGTAGAAGACGTTGCGGGTATAAGTTCACCATCACCAGCTTTAAGACCTATAGTACAACCGGCAGCAGATGCCAAACTAGTAGTACATATTACGATTATTTTAACCCGGACTCCACCAGTAACTGTAAAGACAGGTACGTCTGCACCTGTATCAGCAAATGTTATTACCTTTCTAACGGGTGCACCGGTAATCGCTAATATACTATCAACGTTTGCATCTATTGTGTCTATCTTGCCATCGGTTGTAGCGTGCGCTGCAGTTATAGCCGCTTCTATTAAAGACTCATCCGCAGGATCTGTGGGGAGATTATCTGTCTTGGCTTGAATAGCAATAAGGGCAGCATCGTTCGTTGCTCGTACTCCATTCAAATATTTCATACTATCACCTCCTTCTTTTTTAGATTATTAAGCCTCCTACTTTATAGAGTCTAAACTTTTTAATTATACTGATATATAAGCTACTTCAAGTCCATATGTTAAATTACTAGGATTAGCCCAAACAATATCTAATGTATCAGTGATCTCAAACATTATTTCCGATTCAAAAACATTCAAATAATCACGAATATCAGTCATATCTTGGACATCGAGCAATATATCATAAACTACGCCCGCACCTTTATTTATTGTAACGATAAGATTTCCGCCTACACCTACACCACTTAAATGTAATGATATATGTTTTAACATCCATGAAGTAGTAACATTTTCAATGTTTACTGATATTGCACCATTATTAGTATATCTATTATATAGATATGTTATTCCTATAGGCGTTTTTAAATTCCACCGAATTCCATCATATATCCAACGGTCAATTATATTGCCCTCACCATCAGTTTCAATATATTCTGATAATGGTAAAACATTATTCTCAGGAAATTGAATTGATACTATCGGTTTCGGATCGTTTGTTTCGCCTATAAACTCACTAGGTGTAAGCTTATTAAATCTATATTTTTCTTTTATCATCCGAATATACCTCCTTGTAGTTATAAGTTGATTTGACAATCCTTAACTTATCTACTTCCTTCATTATACGATTTGCTGAACCATTGCCCCCCATTTTACCATATGGCTTATATAAATAGTCATTGAGATTTTCGTATTCATCTTGTGTAATCCAATCTCCACGATCAATATACCGTAAACCAAGATATATAATACGGTCATGAGCTAGACCAAGAAGCATCTCTCGAGTAACATCTTTTCGATCGACTTTTTTCTGAGCATATGTCCAAAAACCCGATGATGCTATAACTGAACAGACAACGGTTATGATCATTTGCATCCATGTTTCCATATTCTGTTTCCCCTCTATCATATTTTTTAACCTAATATAAAGTTATAATGTAATACTAAAAGTGTATGTCACCTTCATAGTTTGAGTATCGTTTTTTGTTACTGCGGTATCTAAGACTATACACGACCCCATATTTTGATATCCCTGCCATGCTCCGAAGCCAGTTTGGGGACCACAATTATTTCCTCGCGCAAAACCCGTATCAGTAGAACTCTCATATACAGAGGGATAAAATACAGCAAAATTTGGTTTATAATAATTATCTCCGTATTTTACAACCTGACTATTAGTTGCTGCTAATATTACATTTTGCCTTGTGGTTATAAGATCTGACATATCTAATTCTTCGCCATCAGGTTTCATAATCCAACCCGGATTTACTATACTAATATCGTGTGTCCATCCGACGGGTAGAACTGAAAATGATATATAAGCCCAATCTGTATCATACTTGTATAAACGATAAGCGCCTGAACTATAGGTACGATAAAAATTAGCCCCATCAAATAATATACCATAACTATCATCATCAGGTAGTTGCACAATCTGCGAATTAGTGTCAGTAGTTAAATCATACGCCCAAACCTGATCATAAGTACCGGTATCATAAATATAATATATTTTATTATTATAATAAGCAAATCCCTTAACGCTCCCATTTTGTATATTACTTAGTTGTACTGTCTGTTTTGTAGTTGCATTAAACTTATATAGACTAGTGGAATAATTAAAGTAAATATCGGTTCCATTAATACAACAACCCTTTCCAGCAGCAGTAAGTTCTTGATATATTTTCACATTGTAGTCTGATGTAGCATAATAACTTCGAAACCCCACAGTTTTAAATGTACCATTAGCTTTATCTGTGCCGAAATCAAAAACGAGTTTAAGCGTTAATGCATCCGGGTCAAAAACTGACTCACCGACATTAATCGTGCCTCGGTCTATATCCCCTAACGCATAAGGTTCATTATCAGCCCATCCGATAACATTTCCGGGTATTACTTTAACAGTTTGCAAAACTTCATCCACATTATCTGTCAGTACAAGCCTATTGAACATATCATTTGATGATAAAAAACCTTTTTTGCGAGTCACGTTGGCTTCTATATAACTTCGTAACTGCCCTAGTGCACAAGCCATAAGCCAACGCTTACCTGGCGCCCCAATAAAATTTTCCTTTTGAATATCTTTTATAATTTTACCCTTTTCAAAAAGCTGTATCCTAGCTTGTCCTTTGATATTAATTCCACTAATTTTTTCATTTATCATGTTACTTGCACCTCCACATCATCTGTTAATATTAAGCTTATAGTATCTTCTGACTCTACCTGAATATCGGTTGGTAATACTACCAAAATCGAATCTAATATTTTTGCAGCTATAGAAGTTATTGCATCCTCGACATTCGCTTCCGGCCATCCAGCTGCTTCTGTTGCTTCTGCATCTCTTACTGTTAACATCATTCGATATTCTCCAATTTCAATAGTAGCTGTTCCTGAACTTGGAGTAATTGTAAAATCTACAGTCTTTAAACCAACAGCAACAATATCAAATATTCCATTGAAAACAACTTGATCTTTATATGCCCCTGCAAAATATTTAATTGTTTGTCTATGTGTCTCCCCTGCAATTCTAGCCTTAATTGTTACAGTCATTGCCACTGAAGCAGTTACATCTATTTGGACATCAAAAGCTACTCTTGTTGTATTTTTAAAACTAATATCTATTCCTTGCAAAGTTGTTTCAGATTCTGCATTTACTTGGGCATCATTTGTTGTGTCTGGAAATATTAAAAATGATGGTGTCATTACAATTCCATCATTTGTTAATTTTATCTGACGTAATTCTGAAGTAGTATTTTTATAATAATTAATAAATAATCCTAATTCAGATTTATATATTTCAGCTTTTCCACTTTTTTCTAAAATACCATCACCAGCGCCAAGCATAATTTTAGGTACCATATATGCTCCAACCATCTCAAAACATAGTTGCATTTTTTCCAATAAATCATATTGATATACCTTTACAGGAAAATCAGTAATCTCTATTCCCATAGTTTCATGCTCTTCATCAGCCCAGTATAGCAGTTCATCTTCTGCATTCGTATATTGAATTTGAGGAAGATCATCCCTACGATGAGCTTCGATAAACTTTTCATACTGATCATGAATATCAATATAGTATATATATTCATCACCGTCAAGTACATTACCTGTTAAAAGTCTGTCAACCGTTAACTTGGTAACACGTCCATCAGAAGCATAGAGGTTCTGGGTAATAATGGTGTAAGATACGACAATATCAATGGTTGCCGCAACTGCTTCAATAACTTGTGCTGATAATATGCCATCAAAAACTAATATGGTTTCGTCCGTCTCAGGATTATAATCATAATATAGTTTGTTTGCATAATTACCCACACCATCGCCTGCTTGCATCGCCATACCATCACTTCGGAAATATGCACGTGCTTTCTTATCACTACGAATGGCCTCGAATCCAAACTCAGGACCTATTCGAGTACCATTATATATTTTATCTTTTACTACTGTACTGGTCTCTATATGATATAACCGATCCGCCAAACCATTTACATAATTGGCGAACTGAAATGTTACTTCTCGACTATTATATGGGTTATATCTTAAAGACACCACTCTTAATTGTTCTCGAATATTTAAATCCGTTTGAATTAATAAGATCTCGTCTCCGAGAGTATAGTTATCCGTCGGCAAATAAATTGGCTCACAAGAATATGATACAATAGAATTACCGTCCGTATCCTTTTGTCTTTTATTAAAGATTTTACTTACAACGTTGACATTCTTCCCTTTGATCACTGACTTTACAACCGAACTACCTCTGTGTACTACTATACTAATTTCGAAGTTCGAAAAAGAAATTTCACCACCTAAATATGCAACAAACTCCATTAATAAGCCTCTACGACTTTTTGCTTCTTGCGCAGAATATGTAATTACATCTTCATACTCGATTGTTCCAATCGTGAAATCAGTACCGTCTAAGATTTGACCTAAAATATAAGTTGGCGTTCCTTCTTCTGTGAAGTATTCAACGTTTAATAGAGGATCATTTAACCTGTAAGAAACATGCTCGCTTTCAACTTCAAGAGTATAAGTATTATCTTCATTTGTATCTTTCTTAAAGCGTGCAATATCAAAATATTCATTGTCAAGTTCAAATATAGTATTTTCATCAATAAAAGCATTCAACTTAGCATCCAAAATTGCTGTGAAATCTAAGGTGTTTTCTCCATTAATCTCTTCAAGACGACCAGAAGAGATGGCGTTTTTAATGATACCAACCCTAATTAAATTACTATCTAAAATTTTAATCATTTTGCCATCTCCTCCCTATAACCATAATGAAATAAACTTAATAGTTACTTCTACATCAAAATTTATACCATCAATAGTAAGTGTATTGTCCCCAGAAATTAAAGTGAAGAAATCGTCAATGTCGCCAGTAAGATCGCCAAATACGTTAACCTCTCCTAAAGTAGCCTCCATTTCAATACTATCAATCGTAAGTATATCACTTACAAGCACTTCTTCTGGATACGTTAACGTTTTTCCGTTAATAGATAACGTTATTGACGTCCATGTCCCTTCAACCTCTATTAGAAACTTGCTACCCTGAGGGCTCCGATAATTAATCAGTCGAGTCCCCAAGTTAGTAAATTCATAAGGTGTTACGGCCACTGCTAAGAAACTAAATATAGACTCATCTACAGAATAAGCAAAGGGCTGGCAATCAAAATCAATGTCAGCCGTGCCGGATTCCCATAAACTTTCTAAATCTATTTCACTTGTAACTTTAGCTAAATAATATTTGTCGTCTTCATCTTTGATGATTAATTTAGCCCACACATTTGTGCTCAACCAAGCGGCAATACTACGAGCCCTTGTACGTAATTCCTCATAACTTGTACCAATATAGATTATACGCATTATTATAGGCCTTAAAGAATACTCATGCTCGCTAAAATCATGAACACCAGAAGTGCCTAATATCTCAATTCGACTCACTTTGACTGCTGGGAGTAATGGCCGCTTAACTGATTTGCAAACCAAACTAAATGCACTACTTTCTATATCATTAAATATAAAACTACCTATCACGGCACCAACACCCCTTTCGCATTATTATACCGATCTAAAGTGTTCCTCAAATCTTGATTAATCTTACGAATATCGCTGTCGCCTCGTACAGTATAATAGTTCTTAATCGTTAAACTGCTCGAATCTTCATTATTTATTATACCGGCCCTTGGTGGACCAGGATTACTTGGCCCTTCTAAACTTGTTGATATATTTGCTGCTTTAATACCTGTAGTTGCTACCGAAAGATAGTATCTTTTGTCAAATATCGCTCTAAGTCCTTCGCTAATATCCGTTAAATCAAGTACAGGACTAATAGTTGGTGAAAGATCTATAAAACCCTCTTCATTGATTCTCTGATTAAGAGCTTGTTTAGCAGCGGTTACCGCCATAATAACAGTCTCTTTTGTTACAGTAACTAAATGAGCAACTGCATTTTTAATACCCGCAGCTATACTTGTTATAACGGTAGATCCAACTTCAGTCCATTCATTATTAACAAATACCTCCTTGATACTGTTCCCAAGAGATACAAATTCCTCTGCTGTATCTTTTTTAAGGATATTAACTGATTTTCCTATTTCAGTATTTAACTCCGTAAACTGTTCGACAGTAGTGATAGTTAAAGATAATATTTGTCTTGCCCATATACTTTTTAGACCTTCAAGTTCTTTATCTGTTTCGGATGTTAAGGCTGCTATTTGATTATTAGTTTCTATACGCATATCTTCAAGTTCACTTGTAGCCTGTTTATTGGCTGCATAATACTTTCTTTGCCATAGCGATACGAAGGCCTCTAATTTTGGCGCGCTCAAACGATTTAAAGCATCAATTTGCGCTGCTGAACTAGGACCCATACTTCTGAGTTCTTCCATTAACTTGTCGGGCAGTTTTTTTGTTGCTAACGAATTAATATTTCTCTGCCAAGCCTCAAATGCATGAACTTGATTGGTGAGATTAATAATTAAACTATCACCATTTATTTTCTGCTGCTCTCTAAATTCATCAAATAATCCAGCAAAACTATATAAAGAATCAGCCCTTGATTCGACCGCATTTATATACTCATCTCGAAGAGATTTAATATTATCTTTTAACTTATTATTAATTTCTTGCGATTTTGTATAGTATTCTTCATCAATTTGTGTTTGTTTCTCTGTTAGTTCCTTTTTAACTCTGTATACTTCTCGATCTGCTTTCTTACGCTCTTCGGTGCCTTTTAAGTATCTACTTTGCACTCTTTTCCAAGCAGCAAGTTCTTCAGTTAGACTTAATTGATTATAATATTTCTTTTCATCAATCCAATTAACTGAGTGATCGAATGCTTTTTTCCCTTCTTCTTCCTCCGATTTAATTAAATTGTTCTTGAGTGTATATACTTCTCTATCCGCTCTTTTACGCTCTTCAGTGCCTTCCAAATATCTACTTTGCACTCTTTCCCAGGCGGCAAGTTCGTCTTTAAGACTTAATTGATTATAAAATTTCTTTTCGTCAATCCATGCAATTGATTGATTGTATTCCTCTTTCATCAATTCATTTTTGACTCTATAGATTTCTTTATCTATCTTTTGACGTTCTTCAGAATTTTGTTTATACCGTTTCTGTAATTTCTCCCAAGTAGCGAGTTCTTCTTTCAAACTTAATTGGTTATAATACTTGCGTTTTTCTATCCACGCAACAGTTTCTTTTAAGCCTGCCTCTTTAACTTTTTTAGACATAGTTTCAGTCTCTTTAACAACTTTAGGCGTATTATCTTTGATGCCTGCTTTTAAACCTTCAATAATATTCAAACCATAATCCTGGAAAGTTTTTGACGGAGATTTAATACCAAGAATATTTTTAAAAGTAGTAGCTATATTGTTTGCTAAATTTGAAGCGGCTGTTTTAGCTTTAGCTATTGTGTTTTTAATACCATCAGTCAAACCTGTAACTACGTTTTCTCCTACTTTTGTAAATCTAGAAGCTAAAGACTTAAAGGCATCCAGAATAGCATCAACTAAATTCTCACAAGCATCAAATATAGCATCATGATTATTTCGAATAGCATCTGCTAACCCATTGATATACGCTATAATTAATGTAAATGCCGAATCAATAACGTCAGGAAGCTTGGACTCTACGCCTTTTAAGAACCCTAATATTACATCAATACCAGCAGCTACTACTTCATCGATATTCTCAGCAATACCTTTAAGTATACCAACAATAAGTTTTAAGCCGGAATCTACCATTTTAGGAACAGCATCTTTAAGAGCAACAAGTAATGTTATCAAGAGAAACATTATACATGCTATAATCTCAGGCGTTACTTCGATAATAATAGCGATAATCGATAGCAAAACAGCCTTCATAGCCTCCGCAATGGCAGGAATTCCCTCTTTGATAACGCTTGCAAATATAATGATGCCTTTTCCAATTTGTTCCATTGCCATCGGAATTAATCCTAAAAGACTCGTTACAATAATCACAAGTGCTGCTGCACCAGCAGTACCAGAAACGGCTAAAGCAGCCAATCCTGTAGAAAATAGTAATACCCCTGCTCCTGCAGCTAATGTCGCGACACTAAATAATAAAATTGCACCGGCAAGAGCTAAAAGAATTGGCGTTACAGGACCTAAGATAAGAGCTGCTACTCCAAGAATAACAAATACACCAACTAAAGTAAGTAATGCATGACCAATCTCTGAAAGTGACATATTTCCAAGTTTCGATAATACAGTAGCCAATATGGTAAGTGCTATTGAAATAACTAATAATGCTGCCGCACCTGGCAAAGCTGTAGTCATGAAATACATTGCTGCAGCAATAATAGTTAAAGAACCAGCTAAAACAATAAGTCCTTTAGCTATTTCTTCCCAAGACATTCCCCCCATGTTACTTAGTGCTGTCGACAGGATAAGTAATGCCGCAGCTATTGCTAAAAGCCCAATACCAATACTTATCGTACTTTTTGGCATAAACTGAAGGGCAAGGGTTATAATACCAAGCGCAGCACCCATTGTAAGTAGCCCTTTTCCAATTTGCTCCATCGATAAATTACCCATCTTTTCAATCGCGCTAGCAAATATAAGCATTGCCGCGCCAAGAATAGTTAAACCAATCGCTGTAGATATCACTTTCTTTGCATCACCAGTAGCATTTACAAATATTGCAAGAGCCGTAAAAACAGCCGTAATACCGATCAATCCTTTAATTAGGACACTAGTGTCAAGTCCACCAAATTTCTTTACAGCAATTGCCAATATAGATATAGCTACTGCCAAAAGTAAGATCCCTACACCCTTTCCAACACCCATGCCATCAAGGTTAGTTACTTTCATAAATAGGGCAAGTTCAGTCATTAATACACCAACACCAATGAGACCTTTTGCTAAGCTAGCTGGATCAAGTTCCGCAAGTTTCTTTACAGCGCTGGTAAGAATTACTATAGCTGCCGCAAATATAACAAAACCAGCGGTACCTTTTATTAAAGCACCAGTATTAGCAGAAAGTACTTTCATTGATCCAATCAACATTGCCATTAAAGCCGTAATACCAACAAGACCATTAGTAACTCCTTCTTGATCAATGCCCTCTAATTTCTTTAATGCAGCAGATAAAATAAGAATAGCAACAGATATACCAATCATTGCAAGTGCCATTTTATTAAGCCCTATAAATTTCGTACCAGCCATACTCTTCTCAAAGATTCCTAATGAGCCAAAAAGATTAACAAATAGTGTAGTTATAGCAGCTAAAGCCATTGTAAGCTTCTCGGAATTAATCATAGACAATAAAAGAAGAGAAGCAGCTAATACACCAATAGCAATAGCTATTTTAAGAAGAGCAGCCGCTTTTAATTTTAAAGCCATAGCCTCAAGAGACTCGGTAATACCATCAAGAAACCATCTTGCTGATTTTGTAAAGTTGCCTAAATTATTACTAATCTTACTTATACCAACCATAATACCTGCAAACAACCCGCTATTTAAGATGTCGAAGAACGAGTTAAAGTCACTATTATCAAGAGCTGTCCCTAATTTCTCACGAAGATTACCAAAGGCTTTACCTATAATCTCAGTAACTTTATAGAAGATGGGCGCCACTTTTTTAAGTATTTCGACCATTTTAGAAAAAGGCCCACTTATAAATTCACCAAGTTTTGTAAGAGGTTCAAATCTTATTTTAATTCGTTCAGAGAAAGAAGAAATCCCGCTTAAATCAACTTTGCCAAAAGACTTGAAGAAATCAATGATAGTAGTTATACCAATTTTGACTTTTTCCGAAACCCATTCAATACCTTTAACGATCTTCTCTAATGCTTTGTTAAATACATCTCCCGTCTTGATTGTCTCATTAAGAGCCACAAGCCAGTCTCCGATTGATCCTGTAAAGGAAAGTAATCCACGACCAGCAGGAAGTAAGTTTTTTAATAATGTTCCTACTCCTTTTCCAATTGCAGAAAAGAATTGTTTTCCAATATCAAGAAAAGCGAATAAACCCTTGAATGTCCGTTTAAGATTATCAGCAGTTTCTTCTCCTATTTTGAAGTTCCTTGTAAGATCACGAAAATTCTTTGTAATCTCGAGTAATCGTTCTGCTGTCATTGAAGGAAAGATGTCTCTGAAAGCCTCGCCTATAGGTCTTAAAATTTCTCTAATACCTTCAAGAACATTAAACGCGCCTTCAATTAGATCCCATCTACCATCTCCTGCTTTCCATGCTGCAAGCATTTCGTTTCGAGATTCTGCTCCGCTAGCAAAGATGTCCCAAAGTTCACTAGTTACAGCTGTCCATAATTTTGTAGCTTCTTCATAATTGCCAAATATATGTTCAAATGAGGCCATCCATCCTGAACTAACTGCATCTTTTGTAGCGGCTATTGCTTCAGAAAATGACTTAGCTTCTTGTGCAGATTTAAATGCTTTTTCGGCAATTTCAGAAAATTTTCCGCCTAATGCTTCCATAGCTTCTGCAGCTGTATCATACTGACCAGCCTCAACAAGTTTATATGTTTCTTCTGAAAGTTGAGAAAATTTCCCAAAAGCAACCTCCATAACAGATGTATCGGCCCATTTATCTTTTAATGTTTCGGCAAAATTTCCTAAGGTAACTTCACCTTTAGCAATTTTACCCATTTCAACACCTGTGTCGATTAAAACTTGTTTTAAATCTTTTCCAGCAACACCAGCAAGTTCTAAACTTCTCCAGTCTATATATTGAAGCGCGCCACTTCCATAAGATTGGCTTAAATTATACATCGATCTTTGAAACTCTAAAGCACCTTTACCAGCATAAGCAGTAGCATTTGCAACGCCAGTAATTAATGGAATAAGTTTATCAATATCACCACCCGAAGTTGTCATTTGTGAAAGTGCCGCTGTCATATCAGTAAAACTATAACTTGTTTCGTCCGAAAACCACATTAATCTTCCAAGATAACCATTTACCTCATCAATGCTCTTGCCAGTCGAATTCATGATAGTTTGAACAGATGCTGTCTTTTGTTCATATTTACCCCAACCTGCAGTTATTTGATCAGTACTTAAAGACTTAATCATTTGTTTTCCGGCTTCTATTGCAGAGTTGGTTATGTTTTGTAAGACGGTTATACCTATAATGCCTAGAGTAGTAAACCTGCTAGAAATCTTCTCGACCCCCTCAGCAATTCCTGCGAGTGAAAAATTCTTACCGGCATTGCTTAGACCTGATAAACTTTTAGAAGCTCCATCCAAATCTAAACCCTTCTTAAGTTTATTAAGAGAGCCAAGACTATCTTTTATACCCGATTCGAATTGTTGATTATTGAATTGCATATCTACGATACGCTCGTCAATCGATCTACTCATAGTTTAGTTACCTCCCGCCATGCTGCGTCCGCAATCTTATCAAAGATTGGTTGAAGCGCAGGATTAATATAGTCACGTCCTTGAACATAACCACCGTTACGTGTTCCATAACCATACTGTAAGAGAATAGCAATTGGAACTCCATTATTAACATTAGAGTTTGTCCAGGAAATTACATATGAACTTTTTGTAGCCGAGATTGTATAACTCCAAGAGTTTGCTGTTAAACCGGTATCAACAGGAGTAGCAGAAGCAAGCGCACGAACTCCTTCTTGCCCATATAGATCTAAAATTTTCTTATAATCCAGCTTCTTCGCGCCATTTAATAACTTTTCAGTATTCTTAAAATTACCTCTATGCGTAATTACTACCATGTTGACCCTCCTTTATACTGCCGGATTTATATTCATCCTTTTGTGTTGTGTTGTGATCTACGCGCCTTATTTAAAGCTGCCCGACTAGACAGCATATCTTTACGCCCCTGCTTCTTAGGAGATTGATTCTTAATATTACAAACATCTATAAGTGTAAGTAATCGATTAAGATGCCACTTCTGGCACTCCATCGGAATATTCTGAGCAATCATCCAGTAATAAATAAGTTCTGCAGTAATAACTTCACGACTTTTTTGAGTACTCTGTTTATTACTGAACCACGTAGCCGTCATAGGAAGATTTATGTATTCCTCAACTTGATCAAATATCTCGTTTGGAAGGTTGAGGTAAACTTCAAATTTAATATTTTGTGTGATCGTCATGCATCTAATGTAGTCAATCGTCTCCTCAATGGTCTTTTGTTCTTTATTAAGGAAGGATTTACACCATTTCGACTCCCATTTTGAAAGAGAGATGAGAGAATGCTCGAGCTGTAGAGACTCTTTCTTTATCGTGATGAACGATGACGTAAGTTCGTCATATGATTCTCTTTCAGGTACCTCTAATTGTAACACTCTCTCTTCGCCTCCTTTTTAAATTTTTTATATCCCCTAAAACCTAAATAGGTCTATTAGGTCTTTGTGATGGATTACTGTTTTGCTGAGGTGGTCCTTGTATTAGATTTCTGCTAGAACCATCATGCTTAGGCATAATACCATTTATAAATGCAGCGGCCATATCTGCTTTTTCCCCCAACTCCATAAATAGATCACTATAGGCTTGTGTTTGTGAAAAAGCAATAGAGAGTTCAGGTGATTTAATAAATCTCCTACCATCGGGCGACTTTTCGCCATACGACTTCAGTATAATTTCTTTAAAGTTTTCTATAAGTCTCTTATTATCTCTTTCTGCAACGATCTTCTCGAGCATCTGTGTCATTCCACCGGTAACGCCAAGTTCCATTTCCATTGCTTCAGCTTTTGAAAGATTAAAATAAAAATCCTCTTTTCTCTCATTTCCATCGAAGTCTATATAAGTAATGGTTTTCTTAAGCATAATAATTTCTCCTTTCAATTTTAATTTTAATAATAAAGAGCCGCCAGCCCTTTATCCCTGAATACGGCTCTCTGCATTAAGTTAATTATTTAGGCTGCAATTGTAGTAAAGTTCTTAGCTACAGCTGTAAGCGCTTGTCCATAAATATCCACTACGCCGCCGATAGTAACAATATATACAGTGGAATTAGTAAGATCAACAGTTGGAGTGAAGGTAAGGATTTTGTCTGTTGCATCCCAAAGTTTCGCTCCAGCAACAATATCTCCGACTTCATCCACGACAACAATTGCTTCATGCAAGATTGCATTATTGAACGTAAGAACAATAGTTGTATCTATGGCAACATCAATGTCTTCATCGTCAGGATCAATTGATGACAATGCTATCGCAGCTGGTGCGCCAACAGCAAATAATGCTGCTACTTCATCTGGTAATGGAAGACGAGGATCTGCTGCTATTGTTCCGAATAGAATATCCTCAAGAGTAGCAAGGGTATCAGCATCAACCTTCGTCGAGTCGATAACTAAAGAGGCAGTAGGTCTAAAATCTACTACTTCTACTGGAGTAGTTGTAATTTCCCAAGAGAACGTAATCGCCTCTGGAGTATCATTGATCGTAGCATAAGCTTTTTCTGAAGGTGCCGCAATAGCACCGTAAATCAAATGTAGTTTATAGCCATGATCTAAATCATCAACATCATTACCGAGAGCAGTCCTATAAGCAAGACCGAAAACGCCTCTTTTCTGCTGTCCTGCTTTTACACCGGTAGCAATGTCAGCAGATCCATCACAATCAGCAAATTCGTCCGGATAAGTGTAAGCCTCAATGGTAGCACCGAACTCCTCAGCAGAAATCAGATTCAAATATTTAATATCATCTGCATAGATCGGTGAAGCTTCGGCACCGCTTGGACTCTCAGTAATACCTGAAAGACCGTTCCAAGCAACGCCAAGTGGATAAGTGCCAAGAGCACTTCTAGGATAAAGAACACCATTCTTTACACCGGTTTCATAAATCCTCTCACCTATTACATCCCATATAAGTTTCATAAAAATAAACCTCCCTTAATTAATAATAAAGATTAAAAACATCGTGATTAAGATTATTCGCCGTATAATGCCGGTCAAACTGACACATAGGTAAATTTAAAACCTTCTCCGGAATTAAACTATCCGGATTTACATCAACTACAATTACTTGATACTGTTTGTTCTTAATATATAAAGCATCATCCGCAAAACCAGTATCAATATTGCTACGCCTGAAAATAATACAAGGATATGCTATCTTGACTGTTTCCGGAGGTTGAAAATATACATTACGACTCCCCAGAATTATCTCAAGGAGACTCTGGAGTTGCAGGCGTTGGCCCATTGTATACACCTCCTATAGTCAAGATAAGACGGGGCCTCTGGACTTCTACATTAGTAATCTTCCAAGAGACCCCCATCCATTTAACGTATCGCACTGCATGAAAGTGTTGATAGGCAAAAGGATCAGCAACAATACTGATAATATTATTAATTGCTAAGTTGTCATTAAGATTTTCCCCTGCCTCCAAACGTCGTGTATTCTTTAAAACGTCACCAAAATAATTACGTTCAGTAACATTTTCTGTCCACACGCCAGGCGCAGTTTCTGTTGTCTCAGCATAACCAATTGATCCAAAAAACTTTGCCATCTTATTACCTCACTTCCATTTTGAAGTTATTACTGCTCTTCGTATTCTTCAGAATAAAGAGTAGTAAGTACTGCGGTGGTGGGCGTCTGTTCATCCGGTTTAATATAGGTTATATAACCAATTTCTTCGATTACTACAAAACCTGTTGGTTTAAATAAACCACCATCATCGTTGATTATAACACCTTTGATAAACAGATCACTTAATACATCCGCTGCTATTTTTTCTTCACAAGCAGCATCTGAGTAAGCATATGCATCTTCACCGTTTGTATACACATAAATGTTTCTTACATGTACATCTTTTGCCTGTTCATAGACTTTATCCATGATAAAATCCTCCTTTACTTTTATAAAATAAAATTAAATTTAGGTTAATTGCATTATTAAAATGATTGATTTATTACTGTGGTTCTTCGGCCGGAACTCTTTCGATAATGAGTGCAGACTTTGGTTTTGTTAATGCCCCAGAGATACGAGTTTCAATCAAGTACTTATGTTGATTATAATCAATATCGAAATCGTCAAACATTGCAACCTCTCCACCTTTATTTGCACCGATGGTATAGTCTTTAAGATTAACAACAATACCAAGAATTTGATGTTCTACCTCGCCAACCATACGTACTGCTTCATTCATAGGCTCAACTTCAATAATCTTACTGACACGCAGAACAGAAGCCAATTCTTGAACAGTTTTATATATCCGATGACCCATTTTATCCTTTACGAGCAACATATCAGTGAGAAGATCCGTAGAAGTATAAAGAGCAGGAACGCCAGAACCTTTATAATATTTCCTGGCCCGGATAAATTCGTCAATAATTTCGTCTGTAGTATCTTCCGCTTCAACCTCAACTCTGTGAACAAAGACTGCACCATCATCCTTAGCGATTGGACGAACATTTTCCTCGTTAATTTTATCTTCATCACCAACAATACGACCATCACCAACAAGAACCGCACGAGCAATCTCTTCATTCAGCATACCACGCATTTCTTTCTTCAACCAAATAACAACATCAAAGTCAGTAATATCAACCATATCATCGCGATCAAGTTTCTGCTTTTTATAAATGGTTGTCGGAGTAGTCGCACGCTTAAGCAAAGGAATAACTTCTTCCTTTTTATAATTACCGGTTACATAACCCTTTGCTCTGGCTTCATCAACCGTAAGATCAGCAATACGAGTCCTGATTCTTGCAAATGGTGTATGATTAGTACTAGCAAGAACGTCATCAACCCAAGCGTCCTCACGCTTAATGGTAACAGGACCACCAGGCTCAACGTCTCTTGCGTCTGGAAATAAAATACCAATAGGATCAAACCCATACTCTTCAGCATGAGCAATAAAGCTTTCCTTCAGGGAGCCAAAACGCTTTGCATCATTGAGAATCTCAATCCTCTGATCATGTGTCAGAGTATTTTTAGAAGATTCCTGAGTTGACTGGTCAAACACATTATTTTTCATAATTAATTCTCCTTTTTCATCAATATTTGAATGTTTGGCAGTTCCGGATTCAGTACCCGCCTCTTCCAAAGCGGCTCCAATCAAATAGTAAACTACCTTTTTTTGATCTTCATTGAGGGTATCAAAAACATCTTTTACTGTAGCGTCAATACCTTTTGCATGCTGAAGAGCTTTATCAATAACCTCTTCTTTAGAACCAAGAGATTCGTCTTTTTTAACTTCATCAACAGCATGACCAATCATAGCATAAACAACAGATTTTTGATCCTCATTAAAAGTCTCGAAAACCTCAACAACTGTCTTATCTTCCTTATTGCCTGTAGAATCATTACTATGAGTAAACTCAAGACCAGTATAGATAATAGCCTCAGCATTATCTTCCGTCCAAGTTCCATCATTATGAGCAAAACTAAGGTTGTCTATCAATGCTCCGGGATTTGCTCCGGAAAGTACTAAACTTACCTCACGGATAGCTCCATGTATAACCTTCTTTGCCTGCTCTTTGAGCTGATTAGCATAGATAGATAATGAAGAAATATCTCCATGAGTAACAAGTTCTTTTGCATTCTTTCCCGCTTCTGTATTATTAAACTTGCCATAACAGTAAACACCATCTTCACGATTTTCAAGAACAGCATGGCCAAGAACATTGGCTGGTTCATTGTGCAGATGTTGCCATACAAGCGGGACCATTTGACCATCCTGATCTTTAAATGCATCTTTAAGGATTACACGTCCATCAGAGCACTTAAGATCACTCTTAGTGGCATATCCACCAAAGTCATATTTGGTTTTTGACATAAGTATGTCCCCCTAACTTTTAATTTTAATTTTGCCAAGCTCAGTTTGGCAAGTTTCCAACAATGTTGAGCTATTTTTTATTCAATATATCTTCTGTCGCGGAATTAAGGGTTTCTTTTATCTCCTTAACTTTATCACGAATAGAGGAAATTATTATTTAAATTTTCAATCAATATTATCTTCAACTTCAGAAATAGTAGCCTTATTAAGATTCTTATTCCGAAGTTCCTCAGCCGCTGGATCGCTTGAAGGTTTATAGCCAATAATGGCTCGTATTTCATTTGATGAAAGAATCTCATTCCTTGTAAATTTATCAGCAATATTAGCTAGTTCATTTGCCGGAACAAGACTAAAAACATCTTTAAAATACATAATAGATTGATGCTGAGTTCTAGCTGTTTTGGTTAGGAATTTACGTTTAAACTCAGAAATAATTGCTAATAAAATTGGTACAACAGTTCTGTTATTGTAATTTAACATAGTCTTTTCGTCTGCTGTGCCATTAAACACTTCTTCAGTTAATCCTAACTGACTATAAAGCATTTTGATTAGATATTGAATTTGTGTCATAAGATTATTCTCAGCAGGACGATTCAACTGAGTAACTCGTTCGGTTCCATCAGTATAAGCGATTCCATATTTAGAACCAGCAAGTTGTACCTCGATATCTTTCCGACGCTCTTCTGCTTGTTCTTTTCGGGCTTTAGATTTAATAACATACGGAAGCTGAATAATTAAATCGAGCTTTCCAGAGCCACTTTGTTCATCAATGGCATCTAGAATAGATAACTTCTTAAGCAAGCGTTTTAATGTACTATTTGGCTCATTCATGACTGAATATAAAGGATTCTCAATAATTGCAACTGTACTTTTTGGAAGCGTGAGTTCTTCTTGAATCCCTTTATTATCATTGTAAAGCCGAACACGTATATGTCTCGGATGCCAGGATATAATTCGTCCTGTTCGCATCGTTTGAATGTCAAATGATCCAGAAATCTTTGGATCCATAGTTGTATCAACTGGAACAACCGCTACAACACCCTCATCAAACATCGACATGACAATGTCCTGTATAAATGCTCGACCTGTTTGATCTATGTTAGCTTCAGACGTAAGGATGTAATTCAAACTGGAAAGAATTGTTTCTTCGAATCTCCCATTTTGATCGAGACGAACATGTTGCATATTCACAGCGGAAACGTCAAGTGCTATTCGATTATAAACTGAAATTATGACAGATCGTTCATTAGTTACATGCATTCTTACTCTATCTTGTCGACTATAAGCACCATAACCAATCTCTCGATGTTCGGAAGAGACCGTGGGATCCCGACTCCGGAACGCATTCCAGGCATGTTTAAGTCTTGTGGTTAATAGTTCTGGCAATCAAATCTCCCTCCTTCCTAGGTTTTTCGAATAATATCTTGTTTATAAGCAATTCGCCCAGAAGCATGAATACCCTTCGCCACTTGATTCATATTATAACCTTGATCTGCAAGAGCTGTATGAACTCCTATCTCGCCTCGTTTAGCCACATATTTAAGAAGCTTACCAGAAGGCGCTGAAACATCTCTAACTCTATCGCTCATTAACTGTGCGAGTTTTTGATTATATTGATTAATAAAAGTCTTACTGATTCTCCCAGAAGTGGTACGTAGTTGTCCTACTGTGCTTCTTGCATATGTCTCTGCTTGTACAGAAGAAGCTTTTCGAGCTTTCTCTGTAATCCTAGACCCTTTGCCTTTGGTCACCCATTTAACATCTTTACGCTCAGTTCGAGCAAGCTGGGCTTGTGTTCTACGAACTCCCCATTTCATTCCAAGGATTCCGAAGTGTTGTAATTCGCTCAATAGCAGCACCTCCTTTGCAAATTAAATATAATCTGCTATGCTCTCTTCAATTAATATGCGGCTCCATGAGCATGGCGGCGCCAATTTTTATTACTTATTGTATTCTCAAGAATAGATATATACAAATAAGTAGCATCTTTCATCGTTTCTCCATCAGAACCAATGGTACCATCTACCCCACCACTCAAAGCTACTGCTCCGCCTGCAAATGCTCCGTTAGCCATATCTTCATCAATCGCGATTCCGTTACCGATAACACCAGCAATATCGGAGGTTAATTCTATAGTATCTCCTTCTCCATCAACCGCTCCTACACCTTGCGTATCAGATGCCGTGATAGCAGCAACTAAAGCTGTAACAGCATCTGTAGCTGAACAATCTTCTCCCGTTTGAAGAGTCGCTGCACTAAATATATTTGTTTCTGCCGCAAACGTTTCAGTAGTTGCAATAGCATTACCTGCAACACCGCCAATAAAAGCTGTGATTGCCAAAATATCAAGCGCAAACGCTTCGCCACAAGTAACTAAAGGATGCGGATCATTATGACCATCCGTACCTTTAATTGCTGCAATGATATTTATTTGTGTATCAGCAAGGAGTGCTTCAACGTCAATCTCACCATCCGCATTACCAGTACCATTTGGTACAAATGTAAATACTTTTGTTCCGATAGTCATTGTGTCACCAGGTGTCGGATTTGTATCTATCGTTAAATCATCAGTTGCTTTTACTGTAACATCATTGATATCAACAGCAATATTTCCTGCTCCTACACTTAAAGCTATGTCTGCGGCGAACTCATAGATATCTGCTCCTTCGACTTCAGCATTATCAGTTGTCATGGTCTCTCCGTCGATAACTACACCGTCAATTGACAGCACTTTTGTTGCATTCACTGCATTAACTGGTGTACCTTCTGGTATCCCAATTAATCCTGCTGGTCCTTGTTCTCCGGCTGGTCCGGCTGGTCCTTGTTCTCCTGCTGGTCCTTGTTCTCCTGCTGGTCCTTGTTCTCCGGCTGGTCCTTGTTCTCCGGCTGGTCCGGCTGGTCCTACTGGTCCTTGTTCGCCTTCGGCGATATTTACAGCTTCAATAATTTCCTGAACCTTTGTTCCTAATTTCATTTTTTCTGTTTCAGTGTTAATGTTATCAAGATATCCAATTTCTCTGTTCGTTAAAATTTCCATTATACATCTCCCTTTCATTAATAAAATATTACTCAAATGAATCTTTATTCTGCTTGTACGCAATCCAAGCATCCATTAAAGCAGCAACACTATCAATTTTTTGATCGTATCGCTTTTTAAGAAGTTTGCGATTACCGTTTGTATCCTCAAGTGTAATTGCATTACCCATTGCAAAAGACATAAGTTCCTGATCAAAAATTAATACACGTTCCTCAGATAGTGTTTTAAGCTCACCAAGAGGAACGGATTCTGTCTTTATCCCTTGAATAACTTTCACAATGCCAAACGGCCCGTTTTCTGCTTCCCAACGTGTTACAAATTCTTTAGCGTTGTATGGATCAAATCCAAAACAACGAACGTCGAGTTGATTATCTTGTATATATTTATCAAGATCATCATACACATCCATCATATCGAGAACCATACATTCTATCACCATTAAAGAACCTTCTTCAATAAACTGATCGTACTTAATTCGCATTGCTCCTGGCAGTTTCTTTAATGTTAACGATGAAATATAACATCTTGTCTTAATTCCAAACTCATTACGGGGTAAAGGATAAAGAAAAGTAAATGCGCAGAAATCATCTCCTTGCGAAAGGTCGGCACCCAAGGCACATGGTAACGACCAAAATTCTCTTTTCCTATGAGGTAATGTTTCTTCATAAGTAAAGAAATAGGTATAACCCTCCATTGGTATACCAAACCTTTTTGCCAATATATCATTTCGTGTAGCAGGAGCATTTTCAGCACGTTCAACATCGAGTTGATAAGCTTCGTACGTAACAGTTTTACCAAGATTCGGATTAGCCTTTGGCCACATAGCAGGATCGCTAACTTCTTGTATATCGTCAAGACGATAATACCAAATAGAAACGTGGGGGTTTATATATTCCCCCTTAAGAATGTTCATAAGTTCCATTTTGATGGTATCGCCCGAACTATTACGGACAGTACCTTCAGAACTCATTGCAATAATGAGATAGTCATCCAATTTAGAGGCGCCCTGTTCAATTGCGCCAACAACATCCTCTCGGATGTCTCCTGATAGCCACTCGTCAACGGTAGTTACTTTTGGTCTTAGACCTTGTAATTTATCGATACTCATTGGTCGAATTTCAAGGAGTGAACCGGTTAAGAAGTTCTCTATTCCTTTTTTAGTTGATGCAAGTTTTACACGGTTAGCTCTTGATCCTATAGTATTTTGTAATGATCCTTCGGTTAAAAACTGAAAGAGAGGACCACGAGCTCGAGTAATGGCTGTTCTAATTGGTGACAAAACTTCATCTGCCTGTTTCATGGTTGGTGCTGTAGTAATTTGATGTGTTGTTGAGGTATCAACATTAAGAAAGTAGTTTTGAATACATCCTCCATACATTGATTTGGCAGCGCCACGAGCTACGATTAAGTATTGTTTATTAATCAAACGTTTCTTAATCATCTTACGAACATAACGACCACCATGTCCATCAGCATTAGGCTCGTAAACGCTTCGCTCAACAAAATAATACCAACCGAAGATTTGTTCTCCCCAAAGTTTAAAGGTATCTAAGAGTATCAAATCGGCGCCGTCCGTAAGAGTTAGCTCACTTTCGCAATATTCGATGAAACCCTCGACTGCGTCTTCATCGTAATAAACACCTCGATTTGCAATAAGATCATCTATGCGATTCATCTCCATTGAGATCTCTTTACATACGGGGATGTTTCCTCGTAGTACATCATCACGAAACTGAGCGTAATACTTAGGAGTTGCGGTATTTGATAAACTCATAAATTACCCTCCTTTTTATTATATTTTTGTAGTTTTGTACTGATCTATCAGTGCAAAGGGTAAATACAAACCAACAGTTCCAACTGATAAAGCAGTATTAACCCACGCTTTACCTTTTGCCGCATTCATAGCTGTTGTTTTATCTATTCCACGATTTCTTATAAGTCCTTCTGCATATTTAGCCGTTGCTTTATTATAAATAACTTTGTCCATAAAAGACATTTCTTTTCTTATTTTATTAACTTTTTCTCTTCTGACACCTTTAGCTTCAAGTTTCGCAATAAGGTCTTTTTTTAATTTTTCTAAGTTTTTAATTTGAGTTTGAACTTCTTTACCCGTTAGGACTTGTTTTCCTGATTTTGTTCGGATGCCAGTTTTAACAAATGGTTTAAACGATTTAATATCCTTATCAAAACCCCGACTATATCTACTCCTACCTGCTTCACTTAAAGTCCCATCAGGGTTTTGATATCTTCTAACTCCCCACTTCATTCCGAGAACACCAAAATGTTGTAATTCATTTTGCATTTGGATTATTCCTCCTTTTTATGTTTTACTTATTGCTTTCTTAATACTTTGACCTAATGGTGTTTGACTGACTGCGTAAAGAGCGGCAATGGTCGTTCCAGCAGCAGTTATTGCTTTGACAACGTCAAGGCCTTTCGAATAGTCACTAACCTTGAGTTCCCTTAAAGTCTTTTCAAGTTGCATCCGATTGGTAAGTTCTTTTAATTCCTCAGTTGAGATATTCTTATACCCTTTTGCCTTAACCTCTCTTGATTTTTTAAAATCTTCAGCTACTTCTTTTTTACTTTTACCACTAGATCGTACTAACCCATCAGGACCAGTCGGACGACGTACTCCCCATTTCATTCCTAAAATACCAAAGTGAGCAAGTGTATCATCTACTTTGTGATATAAGGATTCAATTGGTGCTTCAGTACTAACCTCCGGTCTATCATATGAAATAGAATTATCGAGAGAATTATTAGGCGCACTCTTTCGCTTAAGATCGCCTACCAAATTTTGAACTTCGTTTTCTTTTCTTAATCGTCTGAGCAGAATATCAAGTTCTTCATCAGTTGATTCTTTTATGGTTTTTGATTTGTCTGCTATTTTGTTTTCATCTTTACGATTATTGTTTTTAAGAAGGTATTGAACCTCATTTTCTTTACGCAATCGAATAATTAACTCATCAAGTTCTTTATCTGTTGCGTCTTTAATTATTTTATTCACCATTTTAAGCACCTCCTCCTTCTGCTTGAACATTGAGTCTCCACTCAAGTTCTTTAATCTGATCTTTAATTGCCTCCACTAAATAACCCATCTGAGGAGGATCAAAAATAAGACGAGTCTTTAAAAATACATAAGACTTAACCCCCTCGAGATCTCCTCTTTCACTTATAAAATCTTCCCATATAGCTTCAGCATCTTCAATCTTAAATCCTTCTTCTGATCCAATACCAAGTTGATTAAGATTCATAAATGCAGAGTTTATATACATGATAACATCAGAATCAAAGTGTTCATATTCCTCCTCAATACCGAGGAGCTTCTTAATTGATGTTAATATACTACTTTCCATAATTGCGTATCTCCTTTCCGGCGTTCTTGAGGAAGTTTAATTAATAATGATGCATCTCCATAATGAATAGCATTACTTGTGTTTTGTGATGTGCAAATTAAATTGTTAGAATCAAAGACGCAATCTCTTCCGTGTTCAATGTCTTCAATCGTAATTGGATTGATGTGATGAACTATGATACGACCAAAAATTTCTCGATCAGGACTTCCAAGATCGCAACCATTGTCACGAACAATAATATCTCTTCGAGTATGTTTCCATTCCCTTGATCGATAAAAATTTTGGTTAAGGTATCGCTCAAAACCAAAAGTCTCTCGGCCAACAACCCCACCAATCTTTAAATAATCAAAGCGTTCCTCGAAAGTCCTTAAACTATGAAGTTCTCTATATGATTTAATCATCTTCATCACCTCGTTTATTACCAGAATATGCTCGCATCGCATTGAGTGCATTAATATATAATTCCTCAATACGTTTAGCAGATTGGATTGACTCAGTCTTTGCTTTAATTAATTCTTTTTGTTGTTCAAGAATTTCTTTTTCAATTTTTTCTTTTGTAGATCCGAGTTTTAAAAAATGTGTAACCACTTGTGAGCTTGCTGTTCCATTTATTAACTGTTTCTCAGCAACATCAACGGCTAAAGCTATTAGTTGATTCTCTCTTGCCTCTGGTGTGGTTGCCGGAGGTCTTTTTCTTGATGACTTTTGATTGAGTTTTTCTAAGGTATTCAATATTAAAGACCTCCTTTCGAATATGTTTAAGTAAACTTTTAGAGGTCGATAAGATGCGACGTCGATAACCCTTGAAAGGAGTCCCGGCTCACCACTCCGGAATGTTAATCGATGCCCGGCGCCGCACCCTAGCCACCCCTAAAATTTCCCCCGGAGAAAAATTGAGG